TGTTGTATTGAGAAGAGTAACTTTCCAAAACGTCCAAATGACTAAATTAGCTGGTTATTCACTTGACTGGTCTTCTAACAACATCATTGAAAACGTTCAAGCTGATTTTGTTTATGACTACTTCATCGATGAATATATTGACCAAAACTTTGGTATTAACCCACCAATTGTTTCTGGATACTAATAAAAATTTTAACAATAAAAAAACCCACCAAATTTGGTGGGTTTTTTGTTTTTAGTATGTTTTAGAATTTTGGCATTTGGAAGTTTCCTATATCTTTTCCGAAACTAGAAGCATTCTTCATCATTCCATCATAGTTCGGCATTCCTTTCCCTTGTTCTTGTTCTTGTTTTTTATGATTTGATTCTTCTTCTTCAATCAACTCATTAACAAGTCTAACATTTTCCTCTAACAACCAGAATGGCCAAACATCGATAGCCCACTCTTGTAGATGATAATGTTTTTGCAATTGCAACTTATTCTTTAAGATATGCGTCAAAGGCATCTGGAATAACGAAAATAGCTGAGGCTCCGTCGGGAAACTGCATCTCAGTGCGGACCTCCTCACCGCACTCACAATTAGTTTTTAACTCTTTAATTCCAAAAGTCATTTTACTAACAGCTGCATTTAAGAACTGGAAAGAAATATCATCCATTTCTTCAAATTCTTTTAATTTAGCTTTAATACCATCATAAGTAATAGAAGCTCTTCCTGGTAATAAGAATGGGATAATTTTCAAGAATGAAAGATTTGGAGCTCTTTTCTCATTATTTTCTCTAATAATATAATCAGTAAAAGCTTTTTGTAAACCAATATTTGGCGGAGTCAATTCAAAAGACTTACCATTAATAGTTTTAAAATAAAAATTTCTACTTGATTGATTGAAATACTTACTTAGTTTTTCATCTGACTCATAAAAGACAAATGTTTTTCTACCCAATTCAACTTTAACTTCGCTACCACAAGAACATCTTGCAGTTGCCGCTAATGAGTTTCCTTGTTGAAAAGTTAATTCTCGTATTAAGAAAACTAAGAAAAGTCTATCCTGGTCTTTAATCTCTAAAAATGAACCAATTTTACCATCCGGATATTTAATTCGAACACAAGCTTGAAGCATATCATTCATTTTTTCTACGATATCATAAAAGTTATTATCATCTACCATAGAGTATGCTTGAATTTCTTTCACTTGAGCGGGTCTCACTAAGAATAGTGTTCCTGTTGGATAAAACTGACCACAAGGTAGCTCTCTAATATCCATGTTGAAATATTGTAAATCGGTTGTTCTTGAGGATTCTGTTTTTTCAACAAAAGGTATATCACCATCTGCCATTTTTTTACCCTGTTCTAAATCATTTAGATGTCTTTTTAGGTAATCTTCTTCTGACATTTCTGGTTTATTGTTGTCTGACATAAGTATTGTTTAATTTTTTTTATATATTAGATATATTTCTTCCTCTATTATAATAAATTTTGTCAAATAAGTTTTAATAAAATAAAAAAACCCTCAAATTTCTTTGAGGGTTTTTTTTGTTTTAGTTTGTTATGCGTTTTCGAAACCACCAGCATCGATTGCTCCAGTTCTAAGTATCGTAATGTTGTTAACAATAATACCCATACCTTTGATTGGTTCAACATATGTATCAAGAACACCGATTTGGTTATCAATAATTTCTGGTGTGTTATTCTCATCATCCATTTTATTGAAGTAGTTATATAAACCATTCTTACTTACATAAGTGTCACAGATAGTGTCTGCTCTTAACTTAATTTCAGCTCTGATATCTGGTGTATTAAATTTCCATTGGAAGTCTAATAACATTCTTGATAACTCTCTTTCAAGTTCTATTAAGACCTCTCTTACGTGGATGTAAGAAAGAGCTGATTTGTAAAGAGTTTGAGCTGTATTCTCAGTTTCGATAATGTATCCTCTATTTCTTTTAAATACAAGTGGATTCATTTGTGCTTGATTTAGATACTCAATATCAGAAGATGTCAAATCTTGCTCCAATGAATTAATTCCGATGATTCTACCGTTAGTAACACCAGCAGCTATCGTCCAAGCAGTTACGTTACCAGCATTTGATACGTGTTTTCTCATATACGTTGTAGCAACAAACGGTGCCGGTGGATGATCCAATGGTCTACCATTATCACCAATTGTAACATACGGGAAGAAGTATCCAACACAAGTCGAACCAGCTCCATCTCCAAATGAGTAAAGGAATGCTGGGTTACTTTCAGGATCACCACCTTTAGCAACAAATTCCATTTGAAGGACACCTTCTCTATTAACAAATGTTGGTGAAGAAGAGTTTTTAAACATTCTAGCAGATGGCATATTTAAGAAACCAAATGCATCTAATCTATCACCACAGATATCAACTAACTGTTGTTTTGATTTTTCAGTTAAACCTAAACCAAATGAGTCAATTAAATATCTAAAGTCAATTGCTTCTTTGTTGGTTAATGCTTTGAAAAGAGGTGTTCCCTTACCAACAAGATCCAAAATTTGATCTTGTCTTGCTTCTGTTCCATCTGGAAGAGATGCTTGTCTAATTCTAAATCCTTTCAATGAAAGAGCCTTATATGTTGTAGCATATTGGTCTACAGTTGAATATCTTGTAGTCTGTAAAGCTCCACCACTAAATCTTGTAGCGATTCTAGCATCACAAGTGATTTCAGAAAGTGTAGGATCACCAGCGTATTGTCTTTTAGATAATACCCTTGTTAATTTTCTTGGGAATTGACCAATAGCTAAAGCAGTAGTATCATAATAAGCTTCTAAGAAGTCACCAACTTTAACCTCAGTATATCTCTCACCATTGATTAAAACTTTATTAGGTGTTTGAACATATCCAGTAGGAAGCTCTAACTCTAATGTTTGTTTAAAGTTTGACTTTTCAGATTGAATATAGAATGTGTTATTTGCCTCAACATCAGCATCAACATCAGACTCTAATAATACATCCAAGAATTCAACATCAAGATTGTTATTATTATCTAAATACATTTTTAAATAATGTCTAACTAAGTAGTCATTTACTTGAACCACATCAAACAATTCTTCATACTCAACTTCTTCATTAACTTGGTAAGCGTAGTAGTCAGAACCAACATAACCCAGAGCATTTGCCAACATAGTTGGTGTATCTCCTGGTTCAACAGCATTTTGAACAATTGTAAATGAACCCTTATTCTTATCAGATGTAGGGAATTGAATTTGTTCGAAAGTTGCTAAATTTATCTCAGTATCAAATCCAGTTCCACCCTCAGAGTAGAATACAACGTAGTCATACCCAGCGTATGAAGATGTAGCAGATGTTGCTGGTGCACTTTCACCATCAACAAATATAATATCAACTGATGTCCCAATTAAGTTATTTACTGTTCCACCGGAATCATCTACGTATAATCTATTACTATAGAAGAAGTCTTTTGTGTTGATTTGACCATCAAAATATCTTTCATAAAATACAGACTCTTTACCAACAACACCAATATTAGCATCAGCTACCGTGTTTTTAGTCTTAACCCCTTCTTTACCTAAAAGAAACTCATTATCTTCTGTATATATTACAAAATAACCATCTAATATAGTAGCCAATTGAGTAGAAGTCAATCCGGTTTTCAAATTAAATGACTTATTCTGAGTTGTGCTAAACACGATATCAGAAATCTCAATATTTTCAAAACTATATTTTTCATATGTTGTTGGATTTAACAACAATGACATTTTATTTTTGTTTGGACTGTCTATCAAATTAACCAATCTGTTAAATAGTTTAAATCTTCTATATTGTGCATAATTAGTTAAAGATTGTTTAGTATCAGTTCCAGTAAACTCAACTTTAATAGTTCCAGTTGAAGCATCAACTAAAGAGATATAATAATCATCTCCAGCAGCGGTTCCACATTGGTAATCATAAAATCCTGAAGTATTTAAATTCACAGGCGTAACTGAGTTAACAGTAACAAAAGCCGCATTTTGAACACTAAAGTCTACATATCCTAAAATGATATCATTAGCAGAAACAGCTGGTTTAACACCTTCAACCAAAGATGTAGCAGACTGAATCTCACCAGTTGAATCAACTAAGAAAGCCGTTGAAAAAGTTGCTACCTGAGTACTTACAGGATAATCAGTTGGATCAATTGATAAGGTAGCGGTAGCTGAAATCGGAACAAATTTATCTCCAATGATACAGTATGCTCCGTTATTAACATTATAAGTAACTGTTCTATTAGAACCAGAAGTAACTGGAGTATTTGATGCCAACTCAACACCATAAACTGAAAACTCAGAATACCAAGATGTTCTATAATTAGCGTTTGTAACAATACCTTCAGTTAGAGAACCAACATTTGAGTTATTTGGATCACCAAAAGCGTGTGGTGATTGTCCTGTATAAGAATAAGAAACACCATAAGCTCCTAATTGACCTAACATAGATGTTACGTTACCTGGTAAGTCAAGTGGAGTGTTTGTAATTTTCACCGCCTCAGTGATTGTCTCTCTATAAGACAAGAAGTTAATTGATGTTTCTTCAGCATCAACTAAAGTATTACCCAATAAGTCTAAAAGACCATTGTAGTAATCAACCTCAATCAAATCTGTGTTAAATGCACAGAACACACCTGTATTTGCCGTATCTCTGTTAATTGTTGTTTCAATAAAAATATTTCTACCATTTGTATCTCTAAAATATGGAATCAAAGAAAGACCTTCATAATAAGCTAAAGCTGTTGTGTTTCTATCATTAGCAAAATTTCTAACTTGTTCTTTTCTAAGACCCGAACTATTGAAGTATGCACTCCATCTTGGATCTACAGCAAGTTCTTGATAATTTGACCAATCACCAGCTACAATAACAACATCAACCATATAGTCAGATGCGTAATCTTGTGGATTAACATAAGTTGGCATTTTCTCAATAGAACCATACCATTCAAGTAAAGTTCTATCAAAACCAACCATTGTTGATTTGAAAATAAACACAGAAACATATCTATCAGACATATTAGTAATACTAAATGCTCTATCTGCGTATCCAGTGTTATTTTTTGTAAGATTAATGAAAGACTCAGTATCTCTCTTCCAGAAACCTGTTGTGTCAAAGAATCTTCTATAAGGACCTTCTCTTTCGATGTCATTATCTTTAGCAGAAGCTGCGGATAAAGATTGATACTCGATTATATCAAGTGCGTCATCAGTATAAAGTAAGTTCATAGCAAACACAGGAGATGTTTCTAACATCTTAGCCACAGTTCTATGGAAGAAAGAACCTTTTCTTTCCAAAGCTCTGTCTAACTGACCAAATATAGATTCCAACTCACCAGTAGTAGTTACTCTAATTGGCGTGTTAACTGGTCCTTTTTTAGACACTCCAATTACAAGGTTTGTGATACCCTCAACAACCGGACTGCTGATTTGCGACTTGTCAAATTCTTCTATGAAGATTCCTGGTCTTTTGTATTTTCCAATTTGAATTGCCATATTTTTATATTTTTATTTTAATCTATATATAAAAAAGAAAAACGACATTTTTTCTATTTTTTCTATTTAGTTTGTATTTTTTTGACATCTTGCTTGATATCTTGCTCAATTCGAGCCATTTTTTCTTTATGTTCTGTCATTAATTTTTTCAATTCTTGTGATTTTTGATTTAAAATTGTTGCAAAACTCTTTACTCTGTCTGTGATTTCACTTATTTTTGAACCAATTGAGGAAATTTCTCCTTTATCAGATGCCAATTTTTGCTGTTGTTGAAAATCATCAACTTTCTGTTTATCCTCAACATCTGATTTTCTACCATCTTCAATTTCTTTTTGAATTCTACAAATTCTCAAATAATCTGTTAAAAATGGATTTTGTTCTTCACCATCAGGCATTAACTTTTTTAATTCAGTTTCAATTTCAACAGGGTTCTTTGTAACAGAATAAAGTTGTTCAATCTTTGGTTTCTTTTCTTTATACTCTTTTAACTGTTCTTCAGTAGTATTAACCTTCTCTTTAGCCAATTTCTCATCTGGTTGATCAGTTGAACTAATAACCATTGATTCTTTAAACTGAATGTAACTTCTTAAACGATTCATTCTCATTTATCCTTTTCTCAGACTAACAGCATCAATTGAGACATCTCCTCTAATAGAGCTAATTTTTTCAAATCCACCTTCGGACTTAATATGTTCGATTGCCTTTTCCAATCTATTTACTTTTAATCTTTGATTATTAGACGAGTCAACAATCCAATCCACACTAGCAACTTGCCAATTCTCTTTAGAAAGAACTTTAAATTTCTCTCCTTTGTTACAATTATTTGGTCGCTCACCAGCTTCTTTTTCAAAATCATGCTGTATGTAAGCACATTCAGCCACAGCTCCTAAATTAAAAGCACCACCTTTAATAGAATCTTGCTTCATTCGTGT